TTTAAAAATCAATAACAAATGTCAAATACAGCATCAATAACAATAGCAAAGGATAACAGTATAGTAGTGCGCCTCAAAAGTCCGTTTTTTGACGACTACAAAGCGGAGTATGTGATAAAGCACAATTTAAAAGCTATCGTTATTCATCGAGTTTCAAGCACCTACACAGGTCGAACGGTTAGCGGCTTTTTGAGTCAATACGGCATAAAATCATTATTCTTTTTATCCGACACAGTAAAGCCAGGAAAATACACATTTGAAGAGAGGGAAGATTCTGTAATAATTAGACTAAAGTAACATGAATAATAACATTGACTTTATAAACATGGTCCGGCGAAACATAGAAGAAGTGACCACATTTCTGCACTACAAATCAGTATTCAAAATGATATTCATGGTGCAGGATGATGAAGAACATTTTCAACTACTTGAAGAACTTGAAAAGCGGTGTTTAAAAGCCGGAGTTTATACAGGTCGATGTAAAGAACTAAACTAAATAACAATATGGAATACGATTTAAAATTAATAATTAATGTTAACGAGATTAATAGCATTGTACCAAATTACGAGGTAAGAAAACCTTCATCTCAAAACATCGAAGTGGTACTTAGTGAGAGCAAAGCGGAAACATTATTCTATCTTTTATGGAATAAATTTGGTGACGATTGGTTAATTAAATGCTTAGAAGGTGAAGGATATAAAATGATAGAAATTGAACAGCCGAAAAAGGAAGTTAAAACATCGAATAGTCTGGATGAAGTGAGGCGCAAAGTATTGGAACAAATGCCACAAACACAGAACTTCAGAATTGAAAATGGACACTTTCAAGATGGATGGGATTATTTGAAATTACCTAACGGATCGTTTGGTTTTTACGACAGAAAAGCGTATCTTAAAGCACTCCAAGAATGGGAGGAAAATCAATAATTTTAAAAACTAAACAACTAAACAAATGGAAGAATTAACAAAATTGCCAAATTTGGCTAAGGCGGTCATTGCCGTTATGAAAGAAGTAAAAGGCATTGATAAAACGCTAAATGTAGGAACCGGACAAAGTTCTTATAAAGGAGTTGCAGACAAAGATGTTAAACAGATAGTGGGTACTGCAATGGAAAACAACGGACTTTGCATATTGCCAATTGACGTTAACGCCTCAACTAAAATTGATAGGTGGGAGGAAGTCGATCAATACAGCAAAAGCGAACCGAAAGACAAAAAATCAAAACAACAGGTATTTGTTGAGGTAACTACCAAATACTTATTGCTTCACGAAAGCGGCGAAAGCATCGTTTTAGCGGGTTATGGTCACGGAGTGGATAGTCAGGATAAGTCAGCCGGAAAAGCGACTACATACGCCTTAAAATACGCTTTATTGTACACGTTTATGATACCTACCGGAAAGATAGACGATGCAGACAAGACACAGCCTAAAAAAGACGCTTCGTCTGAATTGCTTCTAAAAGAAATAACAGACCTTTACACAGAAAAAGAAAGTTTTATCCCAGCTGATAAAGTTACAGGAATAGCCCGTATAATCAACGAAAAAGATGAAAAGCACTATAAGACCGTAAAATCATTTTTAAGTTCACTAATAAAGCCTAAGTAATGATAATAGAGAATTATGAGCGTATCGGCAACTTCACAAGTTCAAAGATATTCAAACTTACAAAAAAAGATCGTGCCGGAACAGGATTTGGAGACCCTGCATTGACATACATAAAAAATAAGTCACGTGAGCAAAGAGCCATGCGATCACTTGAAAATGAAGCATGGTCAAAAGAAATGTCTTGGGGAAACTTTTTAGAGCCATATATCCATAAAAAACTTGGTAGCGATTACCATTTAATGTCAGATGTTACAGATGTTCACCCTACAATTAAAAGATGGGTAGGGTCAAAGGATAGCATAAAATTTGATGAAGGCTGTACAGTTGTAGATATCAAAGCTCCATTTACTTTATCAAGTTACTTTGATTTTGTAGAAGCTGACGGTGATATTGATAAATTTAGAGAATTACACACAAGTGGAGACCAATATTATTATCAATTAGTAAGCAATGCAATTATCAATAACTGCAAATATGCCGAATTGATAGCTTACGTTCCGCAACAAATAGAATTGATTGATTTACGGTTAATTGTAGGATATGAGGAAGGTAATGAATATAATTGGATCGCACGATCAGAAGACAGGCAACTACCTTATTTACCCGCTGAATCAAAAGTACCCAATATGACAATCATTCGTTTTGAAGTTCCTCAAAAAGATATTGACTTCTTAACCGAAAGAGTTTTAATGGCTAACGAACTTATAAAAACTTTATGAAAATCCTGATGTCAAAAACACTTTCAGGACAGCTAAAACCCTGCTACGATTCCGATGCTGAATTGCTAAAGAAAATAAAGGCCGGTGATGAAATAGAGTGTGAGATAAAAAAGCCAAGAAACTTACAATTCTTAAAAAAGTTTTTTGCTTTGATGAACTTAGTCTTATCAAACCAAGAATTGTATAATAACGTAGATGACCTTAGAAAAGACTTAACCATTGCAGCGGGGTTTTATACTTCACGCTTTAATTTCAATGGTGACGAGGTTATCGAAGCGGATTCAATTTCGTTTGCAAAGATGAACCAGGAAACATTTGATACCTACTATCAACGGATTTTAGATGTCATTTGTAAGCACATGGGATTTACCGAAAAACAAATACAGGAAAATATTGTAGATTATTTTTGATATGTACACAAACAAAACAACCAAATATTTACCTATCAACAGCCAGTTAAAACTTGTCAAGAGCGTTGATGCTGAGGACGGTCTTTTGCACCTTGTAACGTGCGGAACAGTCGTGGCATGGATTCATTCCCGTGACGTTTCAGATGATAAGACGGAGGTAATTAAAAATGAAGTAAAAAAGAAACGATAAATAATTCACTGACTAAGTCAGGCTTACTCACTACTAAATATAAAAACAAATGAACAGCAAACAAGCGCATGAAGACTTGATAAAGTCAGGGCGCAAAGAAACATTACAACGTCAAATAATGGAATACATGCACCGGTACAAGAGTGGTACGTTTTCAGAAGTATCTGCATTCTATGGAGTACATGATAGTGTCTTCTGGAAAAGATTCTCCGAACTTGCACGAATGGGATTGATTGTGAAAACAACGCAATCGAGAATCAATAAAAATTCTGGCAAAAATATTACGGTCTGGAGTTTGAAATAACGGAATATTGATTATATTTGTGGCGTTCTTACAGCACATAGGAACCAATAAATAAAGAATTTAAATATAAAGTCTAATGATAGTAGGGGTGCTGCCCGAAATCATTAGGCTTTTTTTATTACATCAAGCAGCACCAAGATGGCAGAAAATAAAAAATCCATAGTAGTTTATTCAGACTGGATAAAAAAGTTTGAAGCACTAACAGATGATGAAGCAGGAAGGCTTATCAAACACTTTTTTAGGTACGTTAATGACTTAAATCCAATTGCGCCGGATAGAATTACAGAGTTATCATTTATAGATATTGAAAGTTGCTTAAAACGTGATTTAGTAAAGTGGGAGCAAAGGGCGGAACGTAGTAGGGAAAATGGAAAATTAGGAGGTAGGCCATCTTTAGATAAACCCGAAGAAACCCAACAGGTTATTTTAAAACCCAAAAAACCTGATAATGTTATTGTTAATGTAAATGATAATGTAAATGATATTATTATTAAGCCTAAAAAAGATACTAACAAGACAAAATTAACCAAAGTTGATTTTAAAGAATTACTAACTCCATTTTTAGGCACATATACAAAAGATTTATTAAATGAATTTTATCTTTATTGGACTGAGCAAAATGTAACTTCAAAAAAGATGCGATATGAAGCTGAAAAATATTTTGATATTTCAAGAAGATTGGCAACGTGGTTTAAAAATCAAAAGCCAAACAAAAACGGAACGCATTCACTAACTCCACCAGTATATGGCAATAATGGTTTATCTGATAAACAACTAAAAGACTTCTAATGATAGATTTACCAAAAGATATTACAATTGAAAAGGTCGTTTTAGGGCATATTATGAACAACCCTGACAGCATATTTGAAGTATTGGACATTTTAACAGATGAAGTATTTTGTGATGTTGACAATAGGTTGATTTACAGAACCGCAATTGAATGTATTGAAACTTCAAGGGTTCCAGATTCGATGAACATTTTTACAACTAACAGAAATATAAATTATGATTATTTAATATCATTGACAGGCGGTTATATTGTGGACTTTAGGCAAAAATGCGAAACACTTGTGAGTTTGTCAATGAAGCGTAAAATGATAAGTATTGGCGAACGATTAATGAGGGATGCGCTAAATTCACAGTTAGATCCGTTTGAAACGAATGACAAATACACATCTGAATTAATAGAAGCCCTGCCAAGTACATTAGATGGCAATGACGATATGAGTACTTTTATACCAGGATTTGTTAAAGAAATTGAATATATTCAGATACACGGATCACAAGGGTTAACGACTGGTTTTGAAAGTATTGATAAAGTGTTTGGAGGTTTTATAAGAAACCAACTTGTTTTGATAGGTGCAAGACCTGCAACAGGAAAGAGTGCATTTATTTTAAACATGATTGAACATTGCCTTTATTTAAAAAAGAGTATCGGAGTCATAAGTTTAGAAATGGACAAAAGAGAAATTTACGAAAGAATGGCATCTACCGGAACAAAGGTTAAGCATGATAAATTTACAAAGGGGGGGTTACAGGGTGAAGATAAAGAGGCGTGGTTTAAATACAATAGCAAGTTCACGAGCGATAAATACGGCAAGTTTTATGTCAATGATAGGTCAGATTTAAACTTTGCTCAAATAAGAGCAAATGCTATCAAATGGAAAAAGCAAAGAAATATTGAAATCCTTTTTATAGATCATTTGGGGTTAATCGGTGGACAAGGCAACCAAAAGGTATATGAACATATATCTAAAGTTTCAAGAAAATGTAAGATGTTAGCTAAGGAATTGCACATTCCGGTCATTGCACTTTGTCAATTAAGCAGGGCGGTTGAGGCACGTGGATCAAGTAGGCCAAAATTAGCTGATCTTAAAGACTCAGGGAACCTGGAAGCGGATGCGAATGTAGTTTGGTTTCTTTACGGTGACGATCAGGAAACAGACCCTAATTTACCAATTAAAACAGTTTTTTGTGAATGCGCTAAGAATAGGGGCGGCGCATTGTTTAACGTTGAATTGAAATATGCAAAAGAAATATTGAAATTTCGTGATCCTTATGCAAAAGTTAATCCTTTTGTTGGTTATGATGAAGCACCACCAACTATTATACAGGGAAAAAGAAGTGAAAACTTTACTGACATACCATTTTAAAACAAAAACAATGAATACACAACAAGTTTACGACACTTTAAAAGAAATTGTTTTATCAACCGGAACGACCGGACAAACAGAAACATTGATTACTCACAGCGAAAACAAAAAACAAACTATCGAAATGATAAGGCGTTTTCAGGATGTCATTGACATGGATATTCCTTTCGATGCAATGGTGAAGCACAAAGTAAAAGAGATTGGATGGATTTATGCGGTGGTGGTATGATACAGGCAAAAAAGAAAATATGTAGTTCCTGCCAAAAGGAGAAAGTACTTTGGAAGAGCACTCCGAAATTGTGCAAAGAATGCTTTTACCGTATGCCAGATAACAAGAAAACGATTGAAAAGAAAGTGTACGTTATACCGAAAGAATCAGCAAAGCGAAGTAAAGAAAACTACAAAGACACATATTTTGATTATTTTGGATATGGAAGATTTGATTTCGTTCCAAGTGAGTTATCAGGATTATTAGCGGTTGATGTTTGTCATATTGTAGGAAAAGGAAGGGGTGGTAAAAACAACATAGAAAACCTAATGGCTAAAACACGTGAAGAACATGCCGCTTTCGGAGATATAAACGAACTTATTCCCAACCTTCTTAAGATGCACTATCTGTTCATGGAAACAAGAAAACCAATATTTGACCATACGCCAACCCGGGATGAAATATTAAACTGGAAATCGTAATGAAAGTAATACAGTTACAAAACAACACAGCCGTTTTGAGCGACACTCAGTTTGACATGTACTTAAAAATAAAGTCATTCTATGAAGAAAGGAATGTTGAACAAATGCTTTCAAGTCAGTTAAGGCGAAAGTTAGACATGGGATCGACCAATTTCAATTACCTTTTAATTGTCCTTATGGAGAACGGGTTAATAGTTAGAACAGAGAGGGGAGTAATTAAATTAACATATTAGAATTAAAAATATGTGAAAAATCATACCGTGTAGGTATGTAAAATATGTTTCACATGGTTGTATCTTTACGTTATCAATAACAACAAAAAAATATATCATGAAATTGTCAATCGAAACTAAAACAGAAAAAGCATTACAAATGGTAATTATGGATGCAATTGAAAAAGGACATACAAACACAAATGAATTAATAGAATATATGGCTTCAGATGTATGTAAAAAAGCAGTACAGAGATATATTAATCTTTTTGAGGAAATATAAACACACACACTTACAGGGGCGGCTACGGTCGCTCCTTTTTAAAATTTAATCAAAATGGAAAATTGGATAGTGTTTTTAATGATGTTTCTATTCATAACATGCACCATGAGTTTCAAAGACGAACAAACAAATAACAAATGAACACAAACTTAACAAACAAGTAAAATGAAAGCGAACGGTTTGCGTATATGAGAAGTGGCACTTGTAGAATGTTGAAATTAAGCACAAATGTTTCTGTGCCATTTCTTATATACGCTGTTACCTGCTGGTGCGGTTAATTTAGGAGAAACTTGATACGAAGAACGAAACAAAAATTTTAAATAAAAAAAGCGTGGGAAATTTAATTTTAACAATATGAGAGAATATAAAAAAGCAGAAAAAATAGCAGGATATGGAAATAAAAGCGATAGGTCAAAAGGTGATTTTTACCCAACGCCATCGTTTGTATTATTTCCAATACTTGAAGCAGAATTATTTGAAGGTAGTATTTTAGAGCCTTGTTGTGGAGAAGGACATATTTCAAAGGAACTATTATCAAAAGGATTTAACGTAACAAGCAGGGATTTGTTTGACAGGGGATACGGAGAAACAGGAACGGACTTTCTTTTTATGCCACAAGCAAAAACATTTGATAATATAATAACAAATCCACCTTATAACTTAGCTTTAGAATTTGCTCAAACATCATTAACCGTAGCAAAAAAGAAAGTGGCATTATTGATGAAGATAAATTTTTTAGAAGGAGTTAAAAGAAAATCATTTTTAGAAAACTCTCCGCTAAAATATGTTTATGTTTTTAGTAAAAGGCAAACATTAACAAGACCTGATTGGGAAGGTAAAAACAAAGGATTTATTACCTATGCTTGGTTTGTTTGGGAAATAGGATATGAAGGAGAAACTATAATCAAATGGCTTTGAAAAAGACAAGGTGCGGTGGCTTTTTATTTAAAAATTTTGAACCGAAAATGTCAATACGAAGCACTAATGAAGCACTTGCTGGTAACTAATCGATTGGTATGATAATAAAAAAATATTTAACCCATCCAAATCAATAAACGGTGAAAAAGCATTAAACATAAAAAATTTAAAAATAACAAAATGACATCAACAGAAAACATTTTTAAAGAACTTTACGATCAAATGAAAGAAGGCGCATCACGCACAGATGCTTGTCGTAACTTAGGCATTGCAATTCATAAGACGTATCATGTATTATCAAAAAAAGAAAATACAGCATTGAAGAACCTAACTAAGAAGCACAGGGACTTAAAAAATGAGGCTAAGTTTAAAAAAGCAGAGGAGCTAATAATGCAAGGTGTACCATTTTACAAGGCTATGGAGCAGACAAACATCAACGTTACAACTTTGACATCAAAGAGAATAAAATATTTAAGGGCTTTAAAGGAAATAAAAGATAGAAAATCAGAAGATAAATTACAAGAACAATTTGAAAAAGTCGTAAATTGCTTAATGGAAGGACATCCAATATCTGCTATCGGTGTAATGGTTGGAATAAGTATGCCATTATTTATGGATAAATTAACCCAGGATCAAAAAAGTGTCATCCAGGAGCTGAGGGATGTTAACAAGATGAACAATAGCACACGAGGCACTTATCAAAAAAAGAGAGAAGATGAAAAGGTAAAACAACTGACAGCTGAAGAAAAAACGATGTTGTATAATGGTGAATTGCAAATATGTTACAGCGACTTGAAAAATGCATCCTCGATTATTGCGGATGTATTCCCTGAAGATACGACTATTTCATTTTTTGAAAGTGCTACAAATTTTTTAACTGGCTGGAAGCTTGGGATGTGGAAAACCGATAATATGGCATTTGAGAATGTTAAAGTTGTTGAGGTGTGATAAAGTTAGAAATTAAGCAAAAAATAACATGGAAGGCATTCGGGATATAAAACTTAATATAAAACCTATATCTGTCAATAAGTGCTATAACGGTCAAAGGACAAAATCAAAAGCCTATTATGCCTATGAAAAGGAAATGCTTTTAAGTTTGCCTCCATCATATCGAATAGATACAGATGACTTGGGAATATATTATGAATTTGGGGTTTCAAGTAAGGGTGGGGATGTTGATAATCTAATAAAATGCTGTCAGGATTGTATTTGCAAGAAATATGGAATAAATGATAACAGAATTTATGAGATAACAGCAAGGAAAGTAATAGTTCCAAAGGGAAAGGAATACATCAAATTTGAGATAAAAACATTGACTAAAAAAGCGCAATAATTAAGCGGAAAACGTTATATTTACAGGACAAAACTAAACAAATGAATAAGCAAAGACAAGACTTTTTTAACTTTTTAACCCATGCAATAGGATATGTAAATTGTTGTGAGAAAATTACTGGCAGCACAACTATTCCGGAATATGATGCAAGAACAAAGGCTTCGTTATGTTTAGAAGGGTTTAACTTTAGGTCAGACAATGAGGTTCTTGACACAATAAGGGAAATAAGGGAAATTTTGCGTTCATAAAAACTAAACTAATTTAAACAAATGAAAAAGAAAGAACTAAAAAAGCGTATCAAGGACTTAGAGCAACTAACCGACTGTTTAATATCGGATAATGTCAGGCTTATGATGCGATTAGGCGACTTGCCATGCTACGAAGAAGTCAAAGAGAGGTTTAATTATAATAATGTCGAAATTCCTAAATTTGGCACATGTACTCAGGAAGATGCAAAAGGAACAATACTTGAAAGAACAAAAGAACCTGAGTCAAAAGAGCAAAACGACAAAAGAAGGGAAATCTACGAGGCTCAAAAGCCAATTGGTTTTCCAAAAGTCAAAACAGAAGGCCCTGAAAGCGAAAGCGAGTTAAAAGAAAATGAATTGCCGGAAAGGTGGGCAATAAAATCTAACAAAGATAATATTGGCGAGATAGATAAATATTATTCGCGTCAACTTAAATATAGTTTATATAAAGATTATGTAGGAGAATATTTCCACTCACACAATTTATCAGATGATTCTTTATCTGTTATGAATGATGATATTGATTTTGCAGCTAATTTTAACAGTGAAGAAATAAAACATGGTTATGCAGAAATAACATTCGATCAATTCAAGGAACACGTATTAAAAGAAAATGCAATATCTTTGGAGATTCGGAAAAAGTATTTAACGAGAAATGGAAAAGAAATGACTTGTTGGGAAAAAACATCCACAGGGCGTTATGAATGCACAAATGAAGGCGATACGTTTTATTATGAAAAAGATGGTACATTGCCAGGCATTTCTATTAGTTGGTACATAGTATCAGAAGTAAAAGAGTGAACTACGTATTACTACGCTTCAGAAGTCAATGCTCCAACCAATGTTGGCAGCTCTTTCTGAATTTTCCTGTCAGTTCCGGACAAGGTTTTCTTTAATGCAAATGATTTAATATTTATGGCAGCGTTAATATCTCGATCATGGCAAGAATTACAATTAGTACAAGTCCATTCACGATCGTTAAGCGTCAAATCATTGTTTATATTGCCACAACAACTACAAGTTTTAGATGAAGGCGCAAAGCGTCCTATTTTTATGATGTTTTTGCCGTTCCACTTAGCTTTGTATTCCAACATTGCTACAAAACTTGACCAGCTCACATCGCTTATAGATTGTGCTAATTTATGGTTTTTAACCATTCCTGACACATTAAGGTCTTCAATAGCTATCGTTTGGTTCTCACGAATTAGCTTAGTTGATAATTTATGTAGAAAGTCCTTGCGTTTATTTACTACAACTTCATGTAGTATTGCAAGATTGTGTTTGGTTTTGGTGCCTTTATATTTTGACTGTTTACGTTGTAAGTATTTTAACTTTGATTGTGCCTTACGTAAGTATTTGGGATTTTCAAAAACTTCACCGTCTGAAGTGATTGCAAAGTCCTTAATACCTAAGTCGATACCGATACAAGTACTTTCAGCAATTGCTGTTTTGGTTGGATACTCTTTTTTTGTATCTACCAATATTGACGCAAAATGTTTACCAGTAGGAGTAACACTAATTGTAGCACTTTTTATATTTCCAATGATTGGTCTGTGTAAAACAATTTTTATACCCTCTCTGAATTTTGGTATTGACAAAAGGCTGTTTTCAACAAATACGCTTTGTGGTACAGAAAATGATTGTTTGCCCCTGTGTTTTGATTTAAATTTAGGGAATCCTGCACCCTTAAAGAATTTCTTAAAGGCAATATCCATGTTTTGTATGGATTGTTGTAGCGACTGGCTATTTACTTCTTTTAACCACTCACATTCATTTTTAAGCTCTGGTAGTTGCTTAATTAAATCAAAGGGGGAGAAGTTATGTTTAGATCCTAAATATGCAGTATTTTTTGTTTCTAGGGCCAAATTATATACAAAACGACTACTACCTATATGCTTGGCAATAAGTTCTTTTTGCGTAATATTTGGGTATATCCTATATTTGTATGCTCTAAACATTAATGCAAATTTAAACAAAATAATCGAAATGTCTAAATAAATATTTATCTTTGACCAATGGAAAGCATAAAAGTAAAAGTACTAATGTACAACAACGAGTTTGTAGACATACAGCCAAACGGAAACATAGTTAAAATTCCATTCCCTAAAATATTCAACACAATAGACAGCCTGGACACAATGAAAGAAATGGTAAGCCGGATGAAGAAAGAGAACGGAGATGTAGCGGCACCAAAGGAGTTCTTTGAAGCAATTGACAAGTGCGAGATGGTTGAATATGAAATGGTGAGGGTTTAACGTATCTTTGCGTTTTACAATTGAATTACAACTAAGTCATGGCAGGATATAAAGGATTGAAAGGAAAGGAAACAAATAAAGGGAAAGGCTTTGAGAATAATCCCGAAAACATCAATAGAAAAGGGCAGCCATTGTCAATTAAGACAAGGCTAAAGGCTTTAATGAAAGAGGGTGGTAAAATCCGCATCCCTGTTGATGAGGTGGAACTAATTGAACTGGAAGACGGTGATGTTTACGAAATACAGATACCTGACTTTGATGCTTTTGTTTTCAGGTTCATACAGCTAATGTTAAGCAGTAATGATAAAGTCGCTTTTGATGCCTTAAAACACTATTGGGAACAGGAAGACGGCAAGGCTAAACAATCAGTTGAGCATTCAGGGGAAATAGTAGCACCGGTAGCGCCTACGATCATATTCAACACTAAGAAGAAATAAAGAAAGCGGTATTTCGGAAAAACCGAACAACCACATTGAATCATTGGAAAAGAAATTAATGCAATAATTGATTTGCCATACTAACGTATGGTGGCTTTGCGTTCGGTTTTTTGCCTTATCCGAGTGTTTAAATTTAGCACAATGCTTAAAGGGGCAAAAACTGACGCAAAACCACTGTTAGCAGATGTGGCGGTTTAATTAGTATAAATTTAATTTAAAAACGAAATAAAATGAATGATATAGTAGGATTTGTGCATATCAATAAAAATGCAACGACTTGTAAAGGTGCTAAAAACCCAAGCGAATTTATTGGGCAAACTTGTGCTGTTATGGAATTTGGTGTAGATGGTTGTGTTTTGGTTCTTAATCCACAAAACACAGCATTAGCAATGTTTGACAAAGAAGATGTTTATAGAAGTTTCAAATGTGGCTATTCAAATGGAATTGTTACGCCTCCAAATTTGGAAATGCTTGAACAAATGATGTATGTAGCCAAAGCACAACAACGCAAAGGCGGTTATAATGGATTGGTTCGCAATATGGTCATAGAAGCAAGTTTAATGAAAAGTAAATTTCACGATAGTTTCTTATGGGCAATGCAGTAGCCATTTCTGCTAACGTTCGAGTGCTTGGCGAAGAAGCGGATAAACAATACCATATTCCCGACGTCAGCAAAAAGGTAAACAAATAAAAAACAAATTTTAAATTAATAACCGAACCCCGCTTTTTTGCCAAACACTTGTTATGTGCTGGGCGGGTTATAAAACTAAAAATTATGAGCGGAGGAGCATTTGATTACAATCAGTACAAAATAAGACAAATATGGGAAGATATTCAACAAGAGTTGGATAAACAAGGAAAAGAAAAGCCTAAAGAAGATTTAAGATATTATGATAAAGAATACTTAGAAAAATATCCCGAAGAAAGATTTGAACACGTTTACAGAGAAGATGTACAACAGATTTTTAAAGAAGGGATTGAAATATTGAAAAAAGCTGAAATATATGCTCAAAGAATTGATTGGTATCTTTCAGGAGATGATGGAGAAGATAGTTTAGTTTCAAGGCTAAAATCTGATTTAGATGCACTTCAGCAGCCTTGCACATAACTAATCGCTTGGTATGACAAACATAAAAAAACTAAGATATGAAAACAAAACTTATAAAAGGAAAATGACATATAAATTTATCACAAAACTAATCAAAAAGGAGTACGACGCCCAGGGTCATTCTGTCCGGTCTCTATCGATCAAGGCAGATGTTGCCAGGCAGTCGGTAAACAGAATATTGTCCGGTGAAGGGGTGACTGTTTCCACGCTTATTGCGGTTTGCGGTGTGCTTGGATTGGAAGTTGACGTTAAAAATATTGATAAATGAAAAGCAAAGACGAACAGATCCACGAACTAGAGCAGCAAGTTAGCGATATGGCTATGGAGATAACGAGATTGAGGAAAGAAAACAAAGAATTAAAAGAATATATTTTCGATGTGTTTACGAATAAGCACAAATATTTTAAGTTGTCGGACATTCAATCGGAGTTAACGGCTCAAAGTCATCAAAACAACTCAACCCTACTTGACCTGTAATTGAAAGCGTAAGATAAACGTATGTATAAGGGTTAATAATTAGCTTTTGCGGATTATCAAAGTTGTACTTATCAAATGGGTTATCTGTATTTGATAAATCTTCTGTAACGGAAAAATGTAAATCCATTAATCCATTATGAAAGTGCCATTGTAACCACTTTTGAATCTGAATGCTAAAATAAGCCTCAGCACCGCAAAAAGGTTCATACCCTAAAGCGGGTAGGTTAAGCCAGACAATCAATCGTACAGACGTCGAAACGGTAGCAATTTGACGTTTCAATTCAATACTTACACTTTCATTTGGTTCAACATACGAAAATGATAGTTTTGAACTGTCAGGAGTGATTATTTTAAAGCAATCATCTTGAAGTGAACACGAATAAGGTATAATTTGCTCTTTTCCATCCTCTTTTACCCTTGCTATGGGCTTAACTAACCCTACATAGCTATCAATGTAAGGAAGGGATAATAAACGGTCTCTAAGCGGCTCAATTAGCTTCTGTATCATAAGAATGATTTTAATAGTTTTCTGTATCTTTTTTCAATGTCTTTTTTAAGTTGGTCTTGTTCATCTTTGGATGCTTCAAGTATTTCACCAAAGCGGTCAGTATTCCAACGTAGCTTATCTATTTCGGCTTTGTTGGATGCTTTTAGTGTAATTACTACCTTTGTTCCTTTTCGTTCAACAGTTGGCTTTATATTCGCAAACATTAAACCGGTATCTGTAAAGTTAATTAATGGATAAGGTGAAGATGTCTGACCTTTTTCAACCTTTTGCTTTCTTGTTGAAGCTGCATAATCTCCAAACGTTCCACCGTCCGCATTTAACCCGTCATTTTGCACACGATCCGCAATAGTTGCATTAATATCACTTGCAAGTGTCAACGCCTCTTTTACAAGTGCCTCAGGTAGTTTTGCCAGAGCATTATCTATCTTTCTTATTGTTGAACGTCCGTTATCCGCTGCCATGTGTGAAAATGTACACAAATATAACTATATTTGCGTTAATTAATCAAAGTTAATGTATGCAGGGAAGTAGTTTTCCGTACGGAATAAACGAAATTTACAAAATTGATTACTTCGAGGCTGTTTGCTTTGGCTTTATCTCAGCTATGCAATTACACGGATTAAGCAGGGCTCAGGCAGCACAGGAAATACATAAGTTTTTCAGTATTTCAGAAGATGAAGCTCCAATAGTTGCAATATGTGACAGGTACAGAAAGAAACTTCACATGCACAAGTCAGTAATGAAAGATTTCAAATTAGGAGGTGAAGCGGATATAGTTGACATTGTGGAAATGGTTGTTAAGCGTATGAAAGATGAGCAGCGGTGAAACAATTGAGATTGAGTTAACAGATCCACAAGCTGCAATATTAGCATCCAATGAAGACCGTAACTTATGGATGGGCGGTCAGGGTAGTGGGAAGACTGCCGGAATGGGTTTCCTTACTTACAATTTTAACGCTTTTGTTCCTGATGTAATGGGATTGATCGCAGCAAATACATACTCACAGCTTACCAATTCAACATTAAAAGAAATATTAAAAACATGGGCTTTAATGGGGTTCACAAAATATAGTGAGTCTAATCCTAACGGGGCTTATGTTATTGACCGTGCGCCTCCAAAGCATTTTAAACCACATAAATACATATTCAGAGATAACAACGGAAAACTGTTTACAAAGAACGGAGGCGTTATGATATTGGCATCTTTGGACAATTACAGCGCATTGGAAGGAATGGAGCTTGGATGGGCGTTACTTGATGAAACGGCAGACACAAAAGAAGAGGCGGTCAGAGAGGTTATAACGGCTCGTTTAAGGGAAAAGGGATTGTATAAGTCAGATGATGGATTTCCCTTTTCTCATACCGGTACTATTCCGGTTAATCCGCTTTATGTTTTTACCAAGCCCGGAAGAGTTGATTGGATAAACAATTATTTTGGATTGGATCAGATGCGGGATCAGATAACACTAAAGATATTTAGCCAAACAGATTTCTTTCAAAATGTAACGGATAATAGATTTGTAGTTGTTTCTAATGCTTTTCTCAATAAGGATAACTTACCTACAAACTATTTAGAAAATAGGATTAAAGATTTAAGTCCTGAAGATGCAGAACGATTGATTTACGGTAATCCATTCAGCAAAACAGGAACGGAGTATTACAGTAGCTTTGAGATTAAAACCCATGTAGGAAAGTACGGGTATTTACCTAATTTGCCACTACACATAACTTTTGACTTTAACGTTAACCCTTATATGACATTACAGGTTTGGCAGGTCAAAACAGGCCAAAGAGATGAAGCACGGTGCATTAAGGAATATGCAATGAAGTCACCAAAGAACACAATTGAAAGAACATGCAAGGCTTTTTTAAATGATTTCTCACATTTATGCGTAAATGGCTTATATTTGTACGGTGATTCGTCAGGTGCGAGTCATCAACCAACGGAGTTAAAAAGTTACTTCTCGATAGTTCAGAATGAGTTAAGACGTTATTTACGCTCTAATTCACTTTGTTTATTGAAGCAGAATGTAAGAGATAGGGCGGTCGGATATGGAAAGATAGGACGTAGAGAGTTTATGACGGCTTTGTTAAGGGGAAGGTATGATGTTGATGTAAGGGTAGATAGTGGATGTGTTTATACTATTGCGGATTTTGAGAATGTTATGGAAGATAGCAACGGAACGAAATCTAAAAAGAAGGTACTTGTTGACGGCATAGCTTGTGAGAAATACGGTCATATGTCGGACGCTTCAGATAGTTTTTTGGCATATCGCTACGGTAAATATTTAAGACGAAAAGTTACAGAATAAAATATAATATTATGAATAAGGAAGAAAAAGATGTTAACGTACATGAAGTACTTGCAGGGGCATTAAGTGCAACAGCTGAATTTATGAAAAACTTTGAAAAGGAAGTATGCAGTGAAAATGGCGACGTGCCGAAGGAAAAATTCGAAAAGTGGGCGAAAAGCAATCCATTTAAACGTCTTTATGAAGACCACGAAGCTAAGAATAAACTAAATAAAGTATGAGAACTAACTATGGTGTAAGGCAAGATGAAATAGATCAACGAGAGGGACAAATGATGCAAGAGGTTCTACTCATGAAGTACGAAAATGCAGTTGAAACAGAAAAGGAAATGAGGTGTATATCAATGCACGGTATAAACAGAACAAATGGTAAAATTTACAAAGTTAGAGAAATAATGGTGGGTCGCTATTCTTTATGGAGCGATAATGGTAAGATATTATGCCATCCAATAAAACAAGAATTTGAAGAAATAATGATATAATGTACACAAAAGAGGAACTACAAAAAATAATGATTGATGCTATTGCAGGACAAAAGCACCACGAGCATTATAAAAGAACAGTCGACTTAGCGGTGTTCTATAAACAAATTATGACAGGCAATTGTCAGGATAAATATGTACTTCAATACAAGCCCCGAGAAACGGATGAACAGAAGATACAAAGATTGTCAATTTACAACTCCCGTACGCAATTTGTATCGAACAAAGTTTACTCTATTATTGACCGCTTAAGACGTGTTGATAACGTTGTGGACAACATGTATTATATGGACAGCGAAGAGAAGCCGGAGGAAGTGGAACGTTACTTCATGGACTTTCACAATAACCAGTCTTTCAATGATTACATCCACGATACAACTATTTATTACAACTTCTACGATCCAAACGCATGGATAGGAATAGACTTTATGAAGGGCAGGGATGGCAAAACATATCCATTTCCGGTTGAATATCACTCAGAACAGGTTTACCACTATGAAATAATCAACAATAAGGTCACATACTTTATTGCACGTCAGAAGGTGGATGGATTGGATGTGTTTACTATGTTGGCTCCTGATTGGTCGATAATTGTAAGACAAAAGGCAACGGATGTAAGCGGTCAGATTGAGATTAAGGATGTTGAGTACGATATTGAAGTAAGAAGCACTGTATCTAAGCAAACACCTGTTTTTCAAGTAGGTTATTTAAGGGATGCAGAAACGGATAGAAAGACGTTTGTTGGGATCTTAGAAGCAGCAGAAAAGCCATATAAAAGGTTAATCAATGACGGTATAGAATACGACCTAAGCAAAGCATTGCATGGATTCTTACAGAAGTACCAATATGGTAATGTGTGTTCTTATTTTGAGGAAACAGAGGACGGCAATAACACGTGTATTGATGGAATAATGTCTATCACAAACAAACATTGTGATAAATGTCAAGGTACAGGCTTGGTTATGCACCGTTCAACACAGGACATTATATTAATGAAGTACCCTGAAGACAAGAGCGAACATATCCCGTTAAAAGATATGGTTTATTATGTTGAAATACCTATTGAGTTGATGAAGATTCAAAAGGAAAACATAAATGACGATATTGAAGAAATATTAAGTGCCATTTTCAACAGTCAGTTACCTGAAATGGTAGGCGTTCAAGGTGGTGCAAAGACAGCCACTGAAAATATGCTTTCGTTTGATAATATTCAGAATGTTTTGTACAAATGTGGTAATAACATATCGAGGGTGTACAAGAATATGGCTATGCAGGTGGCTATTTACATGGATTCAGACGAAAAGTTGATAATTGACCATGCTTTCCCTACTGACTTGCAGTTAGAAACATTGGACATGCTTTTAGGTCAAAGAGATAAGGCGGTTAAGGCCGGTGTACCTTATGCAATTATTGAGAATATAGACGCTAAGATACTTGTCAAGCAGTCACAGGGCAATTCCGATAACGTTCAATGGGTTCAGACGTGGGAGAAATTCAGACCGTGGAAAGACATCACAGAAAACGAAAGAAGTTTTATTATTGCCGAAATGTCACCACAGGATAAATTAAGGGTAAGATTTGTTTACTACGATGAAATAAAAAGGAACATTGAAAACGATCATCCAAAGTTCTATGTTTTTGACAATAAGGAGCA